TCATTTAAAAATATATTAGCAGCAAATAAAGATTTAGAAAGTGGTAAACTTTCATTAACTGAAGAAGGATTTATGAAATTAGAATTTCAATCAGAAGATATAAAGACTTTATACTATATGGTAAGAAAAGAAGATGCCACATATGTATAATAAATTGACCTAAGGGCGCAAGTTTTAAATTATTTATTAACCGCTGATCTTAATGACAGCATAAAAACAAAGTGATATGAGTACACATTTTTTAGAGAGATCACACCATCCGTTTGATCTATTATTTCGAAACCTGTTTGAAACAGGAACCCAATTTACACCGGCTACTGAAGCCAAACAACAATACCCAATTAATATTTTTGAAGATGATATAGGTTTAACTTTTGAGTTAGCTTGTACTGGCATTCCTAAGGATGCTATTGAAGTTAAATTAGAAGGAGATCTAATCAGTTTTAATTATGATAAGGAGAAAACACCAGAATCTTCTTCTCGAAACTATATCCATAGAGGAATTGCAAAACGTTCTTTTAATTTAGGATATAAAGTAGGAACTAAGTTTGACCTTAAAAAAGCAACAGCTAATTTTCATGATGGTTTACTAATTGTGACAATTCCATTTGCAAAAGAAGCTATGCCAAAAGTTTTAAAAATTAACTAACCAAAAGCGCCCTTTAGGTTGGTTTATTAAAACTATTTTCGTATATTACATCATAATTAAAAAATTAAAGTTATATGACTATTATTAGAGACCCATTATTAGAGCCTTATTTTATAGGCAAAGATGCATACTGCTATACAGCGTATGAAGTGATAACACCACAAAAAAAATATTTAGCTGAAGGTAGCAAAGGCAAAAATTATGAAAAACCAATAGGCCATTATGCTGATTTTGGTAATGCTCTAGAAGCAATTATGAAAGCTCAATTAAACGAAAAAAATGGAGAATATTCATCCATCCAAGAATATTTGGATAAATGGAATAAAATAAAATCAAATTTAAATAACATTAAAGAAAAAATTGGAATATGAATTTAGAAGCATTATTTAACGCTGTTATAGTTAAACCAATTGAAGCAGAAGAAACAAAGTATGGTTCAATTGTAGTCCCTGATATGGGAAAAGATGTAAATGAACATGGAGAAATAATAGCAGTAGGACCTGGTCAACACACAATTTCAGGTACATTTATTGAAACTATGAGTAAAGTTGGAGATATAGTAATATTACCAACTCAAGGATTTACAAAGTTACAACATGATGGGGAAGATTATTATGTTGGTCCTGAAAATCAAATCTTAGCTAGAGTAAAAAAAGAAGTTGATTATGAAAAAATATTAGAAGAAACTGAACCTTTAAAAGAATAAAAATGAGTAAAATTATAGAATTTGGCCCTGAGGGGAGAAATAAATTAGTAAAAGGAATTGATACATTAGCTAATGCTGTAGTATCTACATTAGGACCCAATGGGAGAAATGTAGTAATTGAAAGACCTAACCAGTCACCTATATCTACAAAAGATGGAGTTACAGTAGCAAAACATATAAATGTAAGTAATCCTGTAGAAAATTTAGGTGTTAACTTAGTTAGAGAAGCATCTATAAAAACAGCAGATAAAGCTGGTGACGGTACAACTACATCTACTTTATTAGCTAGAGAAATGATCAAAGATGGTTTACAACATTTAGCTAATGGAGCTAATGCTGTTGAAATTAAAAGAGGAATTGATAAAGCAGTAAAAGAAGTTGTCAATAATTTAAGAGAAAATCTATCAGAAGATATTTCAGATGAAAATCAATTAGAACAAATTGCAACTATTTCTGCTAATAATGATCCTGAAGTAGGTAAGTTAATAGCTACGGCTATGGATAAAGTAGGAGTTGAAGGGGTAGTACATATTGAAGAATCTAAAACAGGTGATACCTATTTGGAAACTGTTGAAGGAATGCAATTTGATAGAGGTTATTTATCACATTATTTTGTCACTAATAATAGTACAATGACTTGTACTTTAGAAGATCCTTACATTTTGGTACTTAATCAAAAATTATCTCAAGTTAAAGACTTATTACCTATGTTAGAAGCAGTTTCTAACACTAATAAATCATTACTTATTATAGCTGAGGATGTTGATAGTGAAGCATTAGCAACCCTTATTGTAAACAAAGCTAGAGGTACAATTAAAGTAGCTGCTGTTAAAGCACCTGACTTTGGTGATAGAAGAAAATTAATCTTAGAAGACATAGCATCAGTAACAGGAGGTCAAGTATTTGATAAAGATAAAGGAATGAAACTTGATAAATTTTCTTGGGAATGGTTTGGTGAAGCTCGTACTGTAACTATCTCAAAGGAAAAAACAACTATTATTGATGGTAAAGGAGATGAAGAATCTGTTAAACAACGTCTAGAAGAACTTACTACCCAAATTGATAAAGCACAATCTTCATTTGAAACTGAAAAGTTACAAGAAAGATTAGCTAAAATGGCTGGTGGTGTTTCTATTATTCATGTTGGAGGTTATACTGAAACTGAAATGAATGAAAAGAAAGATAGAGTTGATGATGCTTTACATGCAACCAAAGCTGCTATTGAAGAAGGTATTGTACCTGGAGGAGGAGCAGCTCTATTATATGCAAGAGAAGCAATACCAGTTTCAAGTAAATGTAATAATTGTATAGGGGCTGATATAGTTTATAATTCATGTGGTAAACCTTTTGAACAAATTTTAGTTAATGCTGGTAAAGATTCAGTTGAAGCCCAAATGATAGGAAAATACAATTTAGTAGATTCAGGTAATGATACATGGGCGGGATATAATATTAAAACTGGAGTAGTTACTGATATGAAAAAAGCAGGTATTATTGATCCTACTAAAGTAACTAGAACAGCACTTGAAAATGCTGCCTCAGTAGCAGGAACTGTATTACTTACAGAATGTATAGTTGTTGATGAACCTAAAGAAGAAAATAACCAACCACAATTAGATCCATCAATGATGGGGATGGGCATGTAATATGGAAATAAAAGAAACTGAACATAATAAGCTTATTGCTACTAGAGTACCACCTGGAGACAAGTGGACTCTAGTAGATGATAAGAAAAAGGTAGTACATGAAACTTTAACTGATACTTTAGAGGCACATTTTAAATCTACAGGTAACCCTTGTGAATTTAGATTATCTCCTTTAGATAGTAAGTTATATGCTATTGAAACTCACCAATATGAAGTCCCTGAAGAAAAACCTAAAGAATTTAGTATGTATGGGGAATTTAAACAAGGAAGATAATTTGGATTCCTTAATAAAAGTTATTATATTTACAATATGAAAAAACATAGTTTACTAGTTGAAAAATATAGACCTACTAATATAGATAATTATGTAGGTAATGAAAGTATTAAAAATACTATTAAAAGTTATATTGACCAAAATGATATTCAAAATTTATTATTTTATGGTCCTGCAGGAACTGGGAAAACTACATTAGCTAAATTAATTGCTAAAAATATTGATTGTGATCTATTATATATTAATGCTTCAGATGAAAGAGGTATTGAAACTATTAGAGATAAAGTATCAGGATTTGCTAGTACAATGTCTTTCAAAGCATTAAAAATTGTTATTTTAGATGAAGCAGATTTTTTAACTATAATGGCTCAAGCATCTTTAAGAAATGTTATTGAAACCTTTTCACGTTCAACTAGATTTATATTGACTTGTAATTATCTAGAAAGAATTATTGACCCTTTACAATCAAGATGTCAAACATTAAAAATAATACCTCCAGATAAATTAGAAATTGTTAACCATTTAATGAAAGTTGTAAATAAAGAAAAAATTAAATGTAGTGTAAATGATTTAGAAACTATTACAAATAACAATTACCCTGATGTACGTAAAATGCTTAATACTATACAGGTATCTACCGCAAATAACACATTAAAATTAGATACAGACACACTAATAGGAAGTAATTATCAAGATCAAATATTAGAAGAATTAAAAACAAAAAAACCAAATTGGAGAACAATTAGACAAATAATAGCAGATTCTAATGTTAAAGATTTTGAAGGATTTTATCGTTTTCTTTACGATAATAGTAGTAAATATGCTCCTGGAAAGGAAGGTATGATAGCATATTATGTAAATGAATACTCATACCAATCAAATTTCAGAATAGATAAAGAAGTAAATTGTATGGCTTTAATATCTAAAATTATAGAAACAATTAAACCAAATATTATTTAAAATTATTAATTATGCAAAATGGAATGCAACAACCAAACATTGATTTAAAAAACACAACCGCTATTGAAACAGAAGATGGAGGAAGAATATGGCAACAAGGAGCTTTATTACGTAAAGTATCTAAATTTGTAACAGGAACTGACTCTGATGCTGTTATGCCTATCCCTGTTTTTTATGATCCTGAAACAAATAAAATTTTAGAAGATTCACTTCCAAAAGAATTAAGAGAGGAATATAAGGATGTCCTTGTTAAATCCTAAAAATATTTTTGAATGGCTAAATGAACTTACTGATAAAAAGTCAAGTTTAGATAGTTTTGAAGAAAGTGCTTGGGGAACTTTTAATGCCTATATGGTACATAGATTTGTATCAATGTATCAAGGTTATATTGAAATCGCTAACCTAGCACAAAAATTTTCTCCAACAGATAAAAAAGGAATATACAATTTTTATTGTGAAATGCTTCCTAGAAAAAAAATGTTTTTGAGATATATTAAGTCAAAAACAAAACAAAATACAAAAGAAATATTAGAACCTATTGTTAAATATTTTGAATGTAGTTTTGTAGAAGCAAATGAGTATATAAATCTTTTAAATAGGGAGGAAATTAAAGATATTCTTATTAAATTAGGAATAAATAGTAAAGAAATTAAAAAATTAATTAAAAAATTATAAAATGGCACAATATAAAGTAATAACAGCACTTAAAACTCAAGCAGAAGCTGATAAATCAAAAGCATTAATGGCATTAGAATTATTAACTGAATGTTCAGTAGGAATAGGAGACCACACTGCAGATGATTTTCTTAAAGATGCAACTAAAAGCCTAAAATTATTAGCTTCAGCTGAAGAGAGATTAGATATAATAGAAAAGTACTATGGAACAAATTCATAAAGAACAAACAGTAAAAATATTCGAAAAAGAATACCCAGAATTATCTGAAGAATTTAAAAAGATAAGTAATGAAATGTATGTAATGTTTGCAGCTAAACATATGGATTATGGGTTAAATAATATAGCTTTAGGTGGAGATATTTTAAATAATGATAATGATAAAACATTTTCACTTACTGGGCTATGTATCAGATTAACAGATAAAATTAGTAGACTAAAAAATCTATTATTAAATGGTAGAGCATTTGTTAAAGGAGAAGGAATGGAAGATACTTTTATTGATATAGCTAATTATGGCATTATTGGGTTATTAGTAGGACGTAATAAATGGAAAAAATAATACTTTGGCCACAAAAATACCCCCCATTGTAAAAATAATTAGAAATTATAAACCTGAACCCTTAAATTATGGGTACCAGAAAAATGTTTCTTTTTCTCAACTTTCTATGTTTAGGCAATGTCCTAAAAAATGGTCACTTCAATATAAAGAAGGACATAAAAGACAATCTCCTAGTATTCATACTGTATTTGGAACTGCATTTCATGAGGTAGTACAACATTACTTGGATATAATGTATGAAAAAAGTGGGGCAGCTGCTGATAGAGAAAATATCGAGGAATTATTAGAAGAAAAATTAAGAGAAGAATATCTTATTCAATATAAGAAAAATAAAAACCAACATTTTAGCTCTTCAGAAGAAATTAGGGAATTTTATAATGATGGGGTTCAAATCTTAAGATACTTTAAAAAACATAAAGGTAAATATTTTAGTAAAAAGGGATGGTTTTTAGTTGGTTGTGAGGTACCCATATCAATTACTCCTAATAACGCGTATAAAAACGTTATATACAATGGTTTTTTAGATGTTGTATTATACCATGAACCCACAGATACATTTCAAATAATCGATATTAAAACAAGTACTAAAGGATGGAATTCATATGCTAAAAAGGATGAGGAAAAACATTTTCAATTAGTATTATATAAAAAATTCTTTGCAGAACAGTTTGGATTAGCAGAAAAAAGTATTGATATTGAGTTCCTAATTGTTAGAAGAAAAGTATATGAAGGTGGAGAATACCCACAAAAACGAATACAAACATTTTCTCCAGCTTCTGGTAAAAATAAAACTAATAAAGCAACTAGAATTTTAAATGAATTTATAAATGAAGCATTTGACTATACAGGATACAAAGAAACACTTCACATTCCACAACCATCAAAATGGAATTGCCATTTCTGTGCATTTAAAGAAGATGATGAGTTATGTAATGTCCTTGGTAAAAATTCATAATCCACATATACGTATAGACAAATATAAATTAAAAAATAAAACTATGACTGATAAAAAAAATATGACACTTACAAGTGTAAAAGTAAAAAGTAATTTATTTGAAAATTTTAAAATTGAATGTGTAAGACGTAAATTCTCATTTCAGAAATTATCTGATAGAGCTATACATTTATATCTTACAGATGAAGATTTTAGAAAAAAAATACACAACCATAATAATTTAGAAATTGATAATTAAAATTTAACAATAAATGAAAGAAGGTTATATTAAAAAAGAAGATAGAAAAAAAATATTATTAATAACTGATGATATTAGGGTACATTCAGGTGTTGCTCAAGTAGGAAGAGAAATTGTTTTTAATACTTTACATAAATATAATTGGGCCCAAATAGCAGGAGCAGTAGACCACCCAGATAAAGGAAAAATTATTGATCTTGCTGAAGAGATAAAAACCCAAAAATTAGTAGAAGAAAAAGATCCTTATGTAAGGTTATACCCTACTAAAGGATATGGAAGTATAGATGAATTAAGAGCAATAATAAAGAATGAAAAACCAGATGCTTTATTTTTAATAACTGATCCTAGATATTTTGCTTGGTTGTTTAATTCTGAGGACCAAATAAGAAATTCAATACCTATAATATATCTTAATATTTGGGATAACTACCCAGCTCCAATGTATAATAAAGAATATTATGAATCTTGTGATTTATTATTAGGAATATCTAAACAAACAGTTAATATTAATAAACTTGTTTTAGGTGATAAAGGTAAAAATAAAATATTCAAATATGTTCCTCATGGGTTAAATGATACTTTATTTAATATATTAGATGATAATTCTCCTGAATTATTACAATTTAAGAAAAATTTGGGATTACCTGAAGATAATAATTTTCATTTAGTTTTTAATTCAAGAAATATAAGAAGAAAACAACCTTCTAATATCATAATGGCATGGAAATTATTTACAGAACAATTATCTCCAAAAGAAGCTAAAAAATGCCAATTAACATTAAAAACAGAAGCATCATTTGACCATGGTACAGATCTAACAGCTGTAATTGAATATATGTGTCCTCCTGAAACTTGTAGAGTAGGGGTATTACAACATAAATTATCAACTCAGGAAATGAATTTACTATATAATTCAGCAGATGGTGTAATACAAATATCAAATGCTGAAGGTTGGGGATTATCTTTAACTGAATCTATGTTAACAGGAACACCCTTTATAGCAGTAGTTACTGGGGGAATGCAAGATCAAATGAGATTTGAAGATGAAAATGGAGATTGGATTGAATTCAATGATGAATTTCCTTCTAATCATAAAGGAAAATACAAAAAGCATGGTGAATGGGCGTTACCTGTTTACACTAAAGCAAGTACCCTAGTAGGCTCTCCACAAACCCCTTATATATATGATGATCACCATGATATTAATGATGTAGCTGAACAAATTATGAAATTATATAAGATGGGTAAGGAAAAAAGGAAATCTATTGGTAAAAAAGGATATGATTGGGCTAAAGGAGATGAAGCTGGATTTACATCTAAAAAAATGGCAAATAGAGTTATAGAAGGAATAGAACAATTATTTTCAACATGGAAACCTAGAGAAAAATATGAATTCCTTAAAGATACAGATTATGAAAAAAGAGTTTTACCACATAAATTAATATATTAATATGAAAAATACATTTGTTATAAGTTGTCCAATTGATACTTACAGTGGATATGGAGCAAGATCAAGAGATTTAGTTAAATCAATAATAGAATTAGGTAAATATGATGTTAAAATCCTACCTCAAAGATGGGGTAGTACTTCTTTTGGGTTTATTGATAATAATCCTGAATGGAAATTTTTACAAAAACATATTACATTACAAATGACATCTCAACCTGATATTTGGGCACAAATCACTGTACCTAATGAATTCCAACCTATTGGGAAGTTTAATATAGGATTTACAGCAGGAATTGAAACAACATTATGTTCTGCTCCTTGGATTGAAGGTATGAATAAAATGAATTTAAATATTGTTTCATCTGAACATTCTAAACAAGTATTTTTAAATTCTAAATTTGATAAGTTAGATCAAAAGACAAACCAGAAAATAGGAGAAATTAAAATTGAAAAACCCATAGAAGTATTATTAGAGGGGGCTGATTTAGATACTTATAAACCTATTAAAAGTTCTGAATTTAAAGAATTAAATTTATTAAAGGATATTAATTCTATTCCTGAAGATTTTGCTTTTTTAGCTGTAGGGCATTGGATGCAAGGTAGTTTAGGTGAAGATAGAAAAAATATGGGTGTTACTGTTAAATCTTTTTATGATACATTTAAAAATAAAAGGAAAAAACCAGCATTAATTTTAAAAACATCTTCAGTAAATTCTTCTTATATAGATAGAAGAGAAATAATGAGAAGAATTGATATAATACGTAGTAGTTGTGGTAAAAATTTACCTACTATTTATCTTTTACATGGTAATTTTACTAACCAAGAAATGAATGAATTATATAACCATCCTAAAGTAAAAGCTATGGTTTCTCATACTAGAGGAGAAGGATTTGGTAGACCTTTATTAGAATTTTCTTTAGTAAATAAACCAATAATTTGTTCTGGATGGTCTGGCCAATTAGATTTTCTCAAAAACGATTTTACTTTATTACTTCAAGGAACATTAACTAATCTCCACCCATCAGCTCAACAAAAAGATATATTACTTGCTGAATCTCAATGGTTTCAACCTAATATAATGGAAATAAATAAATCATATAAGGAGATATATAATAACTATAAATTTTGGTTAGAACAATCAAAAAGGCAAGGATACTATAGTAGAACTTATTTTGCTTTTGAAAATATGAAAGCTAAAATATCATCAATATTAGAAGACAATATTAATATTCCCGAACAAGTAAAGTTATCATTACCTAAACTAAAAAAGGTAGGAAATAATAAAAACTTATCACCAAAATTAAAATTACCTAAATTAAAAAAAGTATAAAATATGCAGTATGATGAAATTATAGATTGCCCTAAAAGTGGGGGAGATTTATGTTATAAAATGGAGATTAATGAAGATATAACTAATTATTTTAGTTTATCGTGTGGTTTTTGGACTAATACTTTAATGACCCCGGGATCAGAATTTTATGAAGAACAATTTGCATCCCTCCCTGAATTATATAAAGATTTGGCTTGGACAGATCCAAAAACAGGACTAGTATGGATACCTAATACCATAAATGAACCAGAGTTAGGAATGGTATTTGTAAATGGTGGAACTATTGACAATTGGACATGGACAGCTACAAAAGCTATTGAAGTTAAAGAAGAAGAAAAGTTAAAATTCCCAATCCCTGGCAAACCAGGTGAATATTATAAACATAGAATGGATATGGAAAATTTAAAATCTTTTGATAGAGAACGTGGGTATATAGATGCTCTTTCGTATATTGGAATATTACCTGAATAAATAAAAAAATGAAAATAAGTTACGCAATAACAGTATGTAATGAACATAAAGAAATAGATAAATTATTAACGTTTTTATTCGAACATAAAAGACCAGAGGATCAAGTTGTGGTTCAAATGGATAAGGATAATGTTACTCAAGAAGTAATTAATGTATGTGAAAGATTTGAAGGTAAAAAAGCCAATGAATATAGTTTACTTCAATTTAGTCTTAATAAGAACTTTGCATCATATAAAAATAATCTTAATAGAAGCTGTACTGGCGATTGGATATTTCAAATTGATGCTGATGAAATACCAAATGAATATTTAATAGAGGCATTACCCTTTATATTAGAAGCAAATGAAGATACAGAAGCATTTTGGGTACCAAGAGTGAATACAGTTGCTGGTATAACAGATGCACATATTGCTAAATGGGGGTGGAGAGTAGATGATCAAGGATGGGTAAATTTTCCAGATTGGCAAATGAGAATATATCAAAATAATGAAGATATTTATTGGGTAAAGCCAGTTCATGAACAATTAAGGGGCTATACTAAATTTGCTAACTTACCAGCTGAAGAAAAATATGCTTTATATCACCCAAAAAATATTGGTAGACAAGAAAGGCAAAATGCGTTTTATGACACAATCTAATAAGTTTTTAATTATAATGCCGTGTTATAATGTAGAAAAGTGGGTAAAATTAAATCTACTAACTACTATACATCAATCTTATAAAAATTTTAGATGTATTATTATAGATGATGGGTCTACTGATAACACTCAAAATATTATAGAATCAACTATTAAAGGAGATGATAGATTTGAATATATTAGAAATTCAAAAAGAACAGGTAGTTCTTTAAAAAATTATTATAACGCTTTTCATAAATCAAAACCAGACCCAAATGAAATAGTGGTATGGTTAGATGGAGATGATTGGTTTTCTTCAGTATTTGTTTTACAATATTTAGACCAATTTTATAACAGTACTAACTGTTGGATGACATATGGGACTTATCAAATGTTTCCCACAGGGCAAGATGGATCACACCATTGTATAGAGATACCAAATGAAATTCACCAAAATAGAGCATACAGAAATTGGATGCATGTTTATTCTCATTTAAGAACACATAGAGCGTTTTTATTTTATAATTTTAAAGAATCAGATTTAATAGATTCTAGGTCTAATAAATTCTATACTGAAGCTACAGATTGTGCTTATTTATTTTCATTAGCTGAAATGTGTAGTTCTTCTGAAAAAATTAAATTAATAGATGATATTTTATTAGTTTTAAATAGATCTAACCCAAACCAAGCAGCAGGAAATTTAGAAAAACAAAAATCAACTGAAGCGCATATAAGAACTCTTCCAAAATTTGATAAATATGAAATTTAATATAGTTACATATATAAAACCATCTGATACTCCTGGTGATTTTAGTATGTTTGCAACTTCACTTATTAATGTACAAAAATCTCAATATTTAAATAAATTAATTATATCTTTCGTAGATGAGTTATCTGATAATTTTAAAAAAGAATTAGATAAATATAAAAATATTATTTGGAAAGATAATGTAGACGAATATTGGGCCCAAGAGATAAAAACATTGATAAATCAAAACCCTTCAGATTATTATTATATTTGGGAAGAAGATTCACATATTTTTGATATTAAAGAATTTGATAATTCTTTTAAATCTATGGTTGAGAATAGTGTAGAATGTTTAATAACTCAAGATCTTAAGTGGATTAAAAGAGCTGAACATTTACTAAATAATGAGTTTGCAATTGATAGAGGTAATCATTTAATTTTTAATTGGGGAACATATTATGCTAAGTATTGTAGAGAAAGTTCAAATGATAGTTTAGTAAATGGAGCATATCCTGTGACTGTATCTAGTATTTTTACTAAAAAATTATTATTATCTTTATTAGATAATTTTATGTCTTCTACACATTGGGTAGAAATTACTAAAGGAAATTTTTCTCATTACCATAATAATCCTAAAATTCCTCATAGTTTTGAAGTTTACCCTGGATTTTGGTGGGAAGGAGGACCAAATAGGGGTTGTGGGGAAGTTGAGTATATTACTATGGTATCAAAAACTCAATTTGCTGAGGAATTAGGAGAAAGATTAATAGATAAATTAAGAAAAGATACTATTAACATTGTTGGTTATGATGATTGGTACACAGAGAAACCTTGGTGTAGAGAAGAAATTAATAATAAGGAATTTAAAATAACTTATAATCAAAACTCTACAGATTTAACTTATTTTATAAAAGATGGAATATATAAGGCAAAAGAAATAACAAATCCAAAAACTAAAGTAGCCCTACTAACAGAATGTAGAATAATGGATCCTGTAAGATATAAATTTGTTGAAGATAACCATAATTTATTTGATTATATTGTAACATATGATGATCAATTAATTAGTAAATTTAAAGAAAAAGTTATAATAACTCCTTATGGGGGAACATGGGTATGGCCTAAAGAAGTT